ACCAGCTGTAGTTACTCCTTGCTGGCCAAACCTAATAAGTTTAGTTTTGCCGCCTTCTTTTGCCACGACGACGTGTGACTTCTTTGGGTGGTTAGGAGTTCTTTTAGGTTTATTATAACCTGAAACTCCAGCTCGTGTTAATTTAGCATCTTTCTTTTTTACAGCCATTATTTCTTTCTCCTGTAAGTTCTTTTCTTTTTAGCGGCTGTTTTCTTTTTCTTGAAAGGTCCTGTTTTATTTTTCATTTGCTTGTAGACTTTAGGTTTGACACCTGCTGTCTTCTTACCGCGCTTCTTCTTCTTTTTTGCTTTTCTCATGTTGTCATATAAGTTTGCCATTTACATCATCCCCATTGCACCTGCTCCACCAGCAGCCGTAACTAAAACCGCTAACCATCTTTGAAGCGATGACTTTATATCGTTCTCCCACATTTCGTGGTGTGCTAAATGATTCGTGAAAAGAGTTTCGAACTTGTCCATCCTGTTATAGATAGTCTTAATTCTTTCATCCATTCGAATCAACAGTTCTTCTCTTTCCCATTCGTCCATATTTATTGTTCTACCTCCAGTGGGTAATCATTTCTTCTTCCTATCACACACCATTCACATTCCCATGCACCATTTAGTGCATCTGCATTCGTTTTAATCTCAAACATATTTTTATGTTTCTCTACCAACCACACGTTATAGTTACCGTGCGGGGTGAGTGAGACTGTGTAATCAGATACTAATTTACCCCAATATGCTGGTAAAGGTATCTCTTCAATTGTTAAATTAGATTTTAATGTACCTCTTTGATACATACCGAACTCAGGTCCTTCTAATGTACCATGTACTAATCTTTTATTCTTTTTGATAGGGTGTGGTATATCAAAAGACTTGGTATCTGCTTTGATATGACCGTTAACTACTAAAGCTGCGTTACCTGTAGATGGTCCACCAAATACTGTAAGCATAGTAGTACCTGCTCCACTTTGGTCTGTCTGATTTCCAGCATCACCAATAGTCATAGCTCCAGTAGCTGTATCTCCAGCTATCTGTAAAAACTTATCTCCTAATGATAGTTCTTGTCCACTTAGTGATAAAGCACTAGCTGTATTTGTACCTAATGTTAATGGTGCGTGAGTACTGTGTGTTATATCATAAGTAGAACTACCATTATTAAATTGCCACTTATCGTCACTTTCGTTCCAAATAAGTTGCGCATCTGTAGCATTTCCTCTTTCTACAGTAATACCTGCATCAACTGAAGGTGCTGTATCAGAAGCTAAATCAGAATTTAATAATATGTTAGAATCTTTAATATTAACTGTTTCGGAAAGAGTGGTAGTAGCTGTTCCTACTACATTCAAGTTTCCACTAATAGTAGTAGTTGCTCCACTTGAACCTATCGTTACTGCTCCTCCGCTAGTATTTAATTTTAATTCGGCAGCTGCTGTGCTACCATCTCTTGCTTGTAATTTGTCTGCACCAATTCCAAGATTGGCTGCTCCATCTGCTCCTGCTTGTATTATACCTGTACCGTCGGTAGTAGTAGGAGTAGTACCAGCTAAATTAACTTCTAATGGCACACTTGGGTTAGTTCCACCAATAGCTACCTTTGAAGCAAATTTAACTCCATTGGATTTATGCATAGTCATTCTGGCATCATCAGAGCCACTCTCGGGCCCTAATTGAAAATCGTCATCTGTCTTTATATCACCTGATGTTATTCTAAAACTTCCTGTTAAATTAAGTTTTTCCCAAGTAGAATCTCCTGTAAAATTAGCAGGACCTATTGCATACTTACCAGATTGTTTTGCTCTAACGTTAGAGTCAGTCACATCTGCGGTTTTTGCAGTCCACATGTCGGAAGATGGAGTTAATGAATTAAGATATTCATATAATGCTCTCTTACTTGGCGCTACATCATCAAAATTATCCCAAGAAGCACCATATGCAGTGTCATCAACCTTATCGTCTGTTTTTTCTTTAATATATTGTTTAGAGATTAGCCTGTCGTCTAATACCATTGGCGGTTGTTTGGCTCGTTTGTTGCCAGACAGTTTGTTATTTTCTAATCCGTATTTCACCATGTGATGTCCTCAAGTTTGGGTGCCTTTGTGTATTGGTGGCACCCATACCAAAATTTTAAACCAGTTGTACTGAACAGTTAGCTTTATTCGCCGATGACAATAACACCTGATTCAGGTCTGATAACTTTTAGTCCATATCTCATGGTCATGTAGCTACCTTGGATTCCGAATCCGGGGTTTGCTTCTTCGACTGTTAAGCCACGTCTTTCGACATATGCTACAGGTTTCACTTTCATATCAAAGACACCGTAACGGTCCTTTGGTATGTAGTGGTTCATGACAACGTTTAATCCGTAAAGTTGACCTACTAGGCCATTTGCGGATGTGTCGTTGACATAATCCAAACCACCTTTTTGAGGGTCTCCAGACCCTGTGAAAGGTGCAGTGAAGTCTGCTAAGTTCAATAGAGTTTTGTAGTGGGAAGGAGATATCATAATGGTATCTGCTGTTCCACCTTTTGAGTTAATTAACTCCATTGCGGTTGTTATGTCTGCCAATGCTAAGTCACCAGTTGCTCCGCCAGCGCCGGCTGATGGTATGTAGTGTGAACCAGAGTTTGTACCTAAACCGGCCAAATCTGCTGCACTATACTCACCATAGTCGTAAATTCGCACTGCGTCTCCACCTGTGGTTGGGGTCTTCCCATAGAAACCACCGTGGGTAGCGTTAGCGAAAGTTGTAACGCTTGCTTCTGTTGCTGTCTTAAGTATTGATGCACCACTTACACCTGTACCGAATTCGGCTTTATATAAACCGAAAACTGTATAGATAAAGTGTTGTGTTACGTGACGCTCGACGGCTCTTCTAGCTTCATTCAAAGCCATTTCCATTTCTGAAAATCTTGAGTCTTCAAG